GCGACTAACATGGACGAATGTGAATACGCTTTTCATCGTCACAAGATGAACAAGTCGCAGGTACGTGCTTTGTCCCGTATGCCTTATTTTGATAAGGATGCTATACGCGCTACCCTACAGATGGGGCCTAACTACGAGCCGGAGCATTACGAACACGAACTAAAAGATGACCAACGCTCAGAAGACTATGGCTCAGGCCAGTACGAAGTCTTAGAGTACTGGGGCATTATGGACGCTGAATATGCCAAACAAGCCGGCATGGAGCTTCCAGAAGATACTGATGACTTAGACGAAGTACAGATAAATGCTTGGGTATGTAATGGTAATATACTCAGGGCTGTTGTTAATCCGTTTACACCTCATCGTATTCCTTACAATGCTTTTCCTTATGAGCGTAATCCTTATAGCTTTTTTGGCATTGGCGTTGCTGAGAACATGGATGACTCTCAAAAGATTATGAATGGTCATGCACGTATGGCTATTGATAATCTAGCATTGTCAGGATCATTGGTGTTTGATGTTGACGAGTCTTCTCTTGTTGGTGGTCAAAGCATGGAAATATATCCGGGCAAGATCTTTAAGCGTCAAGCTGGAGTACCCGGACAAGCTATTAATGGCTTAAAGTTCCCTAACACATCAAACGAAAACATGATGATGTTTGATCGTTTCCGTCAGCTTGCAGACGAACAAACAGGTATTCCTAGTTACTCACATGGTCAAACAGGTGTACAGAGCATGACACGTACCGCATCAGGTATGTCTATGCTTTTAGGTGCAGCCTCACTAAACATCAAAACAGTTATAAAAAATCTAGACGATTTTCTGTTGCGTCCTTTGGGCGAAGCTTATTATCAGTGGAATATGCAGTTCTTAGATAATAAATTAAACATAGAAGGAGATCTAGAAGTAAAAGCTACAGGCACTAATAGCCTGATGCAAAAAGAAGTACGTAGTCAACGCTTGACAATGTTCCTACAAACAGCGCAAAATCCTTCAATTGCACCATTCATTAAAATCAACAAGCTTATCAGCGAACTGGCTTATTCATTAGAACTTGACCCAGAAGAACTATTGAATGACCCAGAAGAAGCCGCTGTGATGGCTAGAATCATAGGATTACAAAATGCTGGACAAGGCGCTGGTCAGGAAACTCAAGCCGCTGGTGAACAACCCGGAGATATGGGAGGCCCTGAAGGAGTACCTCCAGAAGGCCAAGATGTCGGAGTTACGGGTACTGGCGGTGGCAACATCGGAACTGGAGGTGTACCGCAGTCAGGGGAGAGTGAGTTCTCTGGAACGCTTAGAGAGGTTGCGGGATAGCGTAAATGATTTTGCCAAAGAGTAAAAATATGTCTTTGATGATATTAGAGGCACTAGCAGCTAAATATGAAGCTGATATGCAAAAATTGCAAGTAAACATAAACAACTATTTTTCTAATTCTGTGGGCGTAGCTGAACATCCAGACATTGTAGAAGAAGTAGATAAATTAATTGAACAAGTTGCTACAGCCGAAGAAAAGTTAAAAATTGTTAATGAAATTTACGAAGTAGAAAAAGGTAATTTAGATGTCTAAGAGCAGAGTGAATGAGGCTGGTAATTATACTAAACCCACAATGCGAAAGAATCTTTTTAACAAAATTAAAGCTGCTGGTAAAGGTGGCAAGCCCGGACAATGGTCAGCGCGTAAAGCTCAAATGCTTGCTAAAGAATACAAAGCCAAAGGTGGTGGCTATAAATGAAAGGTTTGTTTTGGAGTCCTCTTCAGAAAAAACTTGTTTCATATGATGAATGGATAAAAGACGCAGAAAAGCAAGATGACATTAAAAAAGTCTCAACAGTCTCTTAAAGATTGGACATCTCAAAAGTGGAGAACCAGAAGCGGTAAACCTTCCACTCAAGGCTCTGAAGCTACAGGTGAAAGGTATTTGCCTGAAAAAGCTATCAAAGCTATGTCTAGTTCTGAATATGCAGCAAGCACTAAAAAGAAACGAGAAGACACTGCAAAAGGCAAACAACATTCTAAACAGCCTAAAAAAGCGGCTACAATAGCACGTAAATATAGAAATACGGGTGGTACTGTGAACAAACAAAAATTTGAGACTACTATGAAAGAATATGGCGAAGGAACATTAAAGTCTGGATCTGGATCTCCTGTTACTTCTACAGAACAAGCTTTTGCTATTGCTTTTTCTAAAGCCAGAGCCGCCAAGCAAATGGGTGGTTTAATGGCTGCACCACATACCAATAACAAAAGAATGATTGCTATGGCAGATGGTGGATCTATGATGGTTCCTGCAGAAGGAGTTCCTCAAGATACCTATCCAAACATACCACCCGAAGAAATGGCAGAAGCCAAAGCTTCTCAGCTCCCTGATGAACAGATGGAGCAAGACTATTTAGGTTATGTGATTAATGAAACACTTGCTCCAGAAGAGCAAGAGTATCTAAAGAATGCTCTAGAATCAGACCCACAGCTTAGTGCTATTATAGACAAGGTTGTAGTGACTGCTTCTGAGTTTTCTGGGGCCGGAGAAGTTGAAGGCCCCGGAACTGGTGTATCAGACTCAATACCCGCTAGATTATCTGACGGAGAGTTTGTATTCACTAGAAAAGCTACCGATCAAATAGGTGCTGACAATCTCCAAGTTATGATGGATGATGCTGAACGTGCTTATGATGGTGGCTTAATGAGTCGGCCTTCTGATGCCCAGCAAACAACTTTGACTGATGATGAAAAAATTCAACGTCAAATGGTTGGAGCAACGCGAATGCCGAGTATTAGTTAATACGGCTACCTTGAAGTAACAAGCCCCTATTAGTCTGACGAGACAATATAAAATAGGCTACCTTGCAGACAACAAGCCCCGTTTGGAGAAGTAATATGACTGTTGCAGAAAAACTAGAGGAACAAGAAGCAAATCCTTATAACATGAAGAAAGATTGGCACAAAGGCGAAACCCGACAGATAGAGGGTGCTGATGGTCTTTTCTTTCAACCAGAGACTCCTAAGGCCACCTCCAGCGAAGAAGCTGAAGCCCCTGAAAAAAAAGAGTCTAAGGATATAAATTATAAGAAACGCTATGACGATCTAAAAAAGCATTATGATAATAAAGTTTCTGAATTTAAACAGCGTGAGCAAGAAATGTTAGCTGAAGCAAAAATAAATGCTCCTCAGTATCAAGCTCCTAAAACTGTTGAAGAAATAGAAGCTTTTAGAAAAAAGAATCCTGATCTGTATGAAACGGTAGAAACCGTAGCTCACTTTCAGAACGAACAGCAACTGGCAGATATACGCCAAGAGCTAGTTTCACTGAAGCAGCGTGAAGCAGACATAGCCAAAAAAGAAGCTGAAGTTGAGTTGCGTCAAAGGCATCCCGACTTTGAGGACATTCGTGGCAATGAGAAGTTTCATGAATGGGCTAAAGCTCAGCCGGATCAAATTCAAGATTGGATTTATAATAATCCTAATAATGCTGGTTTGGCTAGTAAAGCAATTGATTTGTATAAGCTAGAAAATAATATTACTGCACAGCCAACCAAAAGGAAGTCTGTATCGCAAGGAAGTGCAGCAGATATGGTTTCTACTAAAACGAAATCCATTGACACTAAACAACCTAAGATATGGACTGAACGGGAAATTGCTAAAATGTCCGTAACTGAGTTTGATAAATATCAAGAAGAAATTAATCAAGCAATTAGTGAAGGACGAGTAGTTAAATAATTTGTCTTTTATTGAGGTAATTAAAAATGGCTTATAACCAATCCGATCAGTATTTTGAGCCGAGTACGGATACTGATGCTAACTTTGCGAACTCCGTAGCGGGTCAGAACAATTCATTCTTCCTTCCTGCTATTTATAGCAAGGCGGTACTGAATTTCTTCCGTAAGGCTTCTGTAGCCGAGGCAATCACTAACACTGATTATGCCGGGGAGATCTCCGCTTACGGTGATTCTGTAAAGATCATCAAAGAACCTACCATCACTGTTTATCAGTACGAGCGTGGTCAGGACGTAACTTCAACTAAGTTGACCGACCAAGAGGTAACTCTGGTTGTTGATACTGCGAATGCTTTTAAATTCATCGTAGATGACATTGAGAGTAATATGTCTCACGTTAACTTCCGCGAAGTAGCTGCATCTTCTGCCGCTTACTCTCTGCGTGATGCATTTGACGAAGGCGTAATCGCTACTATGTTTGCTGGCGTTCCTGCTTCAAGCCCAAATCACATTTTGGGTTCTGACAGTGCTACTGACCTTGCTGCTGGTACTTTTGACGGTGTAGGTAATCTTGACATTGGCTTTGCTTCTGGCGAGCATGATCCAATTGACGTTCTTTCACACATGGCCCGTCTGCTTGACGAGCAAAATGTTCCTGAAGAAGGCCGTTGGTTCCTTGCAAATCCAGAGTTCTATGAGCAGCTTGTACAAAGCAACTCTAAGCTCCTGTCTGTAGATTACAACGCTGGTCAAGGTTCAATCCGTAATGGCTTGGTATCTTCTGGCAAGCTACGTGGATTTGACATGTACAAGACTAACAACATTGCAGCGACTACTAATGCCGCTGGTAAGTGTTTGGCTGGTCACATGTCTTCTACATGTACTGCTCAGACTATTGTTAACACTGAAGTAATTCGTGATCCAAGCAGCTTTGGTGACATTGTGCGTGGCCTCCATGTTTATGGAGCCAAGGTACTGCGTCCAGAAGCTCTGGTATCCGCATTCTACGGTATTGACTAAGATTATCGGGGGTCTGAAATATGGCCCCCTTTAATTTATGGAGATTATAAGTGCCTCAAATTGGAAGCGAACAAAATCCCGTTAGATTTAACGTAAACAACAAAGTTAAAATTCGTGCTAAATATTATAGACACGAAGACAAGAAAAAAGCTGACGAAAACTACGATAGAATTTTTAGAAATCCTCATAACCCTGTAAATCATAGAGAGGAAAAAGACAAATGATGTATGGTGATAAAAAGAAAATGATGAAAGGCGGTTATAATAAAATGAAAAAAGCCAATGGTAACAAAATGGCTCGCCGTGAATACAGCAAAGGCGGCGTAGCTTCTGCCATGAAAACTGCTAAGCCTTGTTAACATGAAAGTTAACGCACCTGAAGGCTACCACTGGATGAAAAGTGGTAAAAGCTACAAGCTTATGAAAGACCCTAAAGATGGTTTTAAGCCTCACAAGGGTGCTTCAAAGTCTGCTAACTTTGAAATTCAAAAGGTTCATAGAAAATAATGGCTAAAAATTACTTACAGTTAACGAATGAGCTGCTAAGAGAATTAAATGAAGTTGTGTTAACTTCTGCTAATTTTTCTTCAGCTATTGGTATACAGGCTCATGCAAAAGACTGTGTTAATAGAGCCTATTTAGATATTGTCAATGAAGAACCTAAGTGGCCTTTTTTGGCAACAGGCGAAAGTGGTACTACAGATCCTATGTTTGGTAATGTTTCTGTTGAAACTACTGCCGGAACAAGATGGTACGAATTAAAAGCTGCTAGTGATAACCTAACAACAGACTATGGAGCTATTGATTGGGATAATTTTTATATAACAACTGTGGGAGTTAGCGGTGAATCTGCGCCATATGTTTCTAAAAATTTACAATATATCACTATTGATACATGGAGAGACTTTAAAAGAACTAGAGAAAACGCTGACGATGCAGACACCCAGAACTGGGGTGAGCCTAATGCAGTAGTTCGTAGTTTTGATGGGCGTAATTTTGGACTAAGCCCCATACCTAAAAAAGCTTATAAGATTTGGTTTTTTGCTTATGACCTTCCTACAGAGTTATCTTCTTACTCTGATCAAATAGTTTTTCCTGATTTGTATAGTCCTGTTCTTATATCTAAAGCTAGATATTATCTTTATCAGTTTAAAGACAATCCTCAAGCTTCTGCATTTGCATTAGAGGACTACAAAAAAGGTTTAAGAAGCATGAGAGAAAATTTTCTTGGCCCTAGTACATCTTATTTTAAAGATGACAGAGTGGTATTTATCTAATGTCACTAGCATTTGGTTTATCATGCGCAGGTGGTTTAAATACTAACCTAAATGAATTTGATATGCTCCGACAGCCGGGATTGGCTAAAGAGCTATTAAATTTTGAGGTAGACCCTGATGGTGGCTATAGACGCATAAGTGGTTATACGCCTTATGGAGATACTAGACCTGAAGGTGCTAGTAGAATTTTAGGTGTAATACCTTATGGTCTTGGTGTTGTTGCTTGTGTTGATACATCTGTGTATTACACTGAAGATGGAACAACTTGGCTTCAGATTAATAGGAACACTGGACAATCTGGAGTTCTTGAAGCTAATCTAAGCAGTCAAGCAGAACTAGACCGACCTAACCAAGGTCAGGCTCAGTTTGCTTTAATGCAATCATCTTTAAGTGCGCCTAATGCCACTTATGGATCTTTATCAATTGCAACAGGGGCCGACAAAGTTGCTCATTTTCATATTGATGGTGTAGGTGCAACAAGAAAATTTGTATATAGAGAAACATCATCTCCTGCTGCTGGTAAATACATTGAAAATCACGATAAGCATTTGTGTGTTGTAGATACAACAAATGCACCTAGCACATTATATTATTCAAAAACAAATGATGATAAAGATTTTTCGGGTTCTGGCTCAGGCTCAGTAACTATTTCAGATAAAATAACAGGAATTAAAAGCTTTCGTGGATCGCTTTATATTTTCTGTCAGAATAGTATTCATCGTTTAGATAATATCAATGATGCCGCAAATACTACCGTTGTTCAAATAACAAATAACGTAGGATGTCTTAGCGGCTATAGCATTCAAGAAATTGCAGGTGATGTAGTATTTTTAGCCCCTGATGGTATTAGACTTGTAGCTGCTACAGAGCGTATTGGTGACGTAGAGTTAGGATCTACTTCTCGTCAGATCCAATCCATAATATCTGCATTAACTTCTAGTATATCTGATTATATTATTAGTAGTGTTGTTTTAAGAAACAAATCCCAGTATAGATTATTTTATACAGGTGTATCATCAGATATAAATTTTGCTAAAGGTGTAATAGGAACATTAACACCTCAAGGATTTCAGTGGTCTGAAACACAAGGCATTCAAGCTTCCGCAATAAGTTCAGGATTTGATGCCTCTGGAAATGAAAAAATATATCATGGCGATAATTTAGGTTATATCTATAATCATGATATAGGAAATAATTTTTATCAAGATGAAACTGTAAAAGTTATTACAGCTTCTTATAAAACACCAAATTTAGATTTTGGAGATGTTGGAACTTTAAAAACATTAAGATATGCTAAAATATCTTTAGGCCCAGAAGGAGAAGTAACACCTTCTATTAGAGTTAGATATAATTATGAAGACACAACTATTCCTCAACCTTCTGATTATGTTTTAAGCGATGTAAGAACTCCAGCATTATTTGGAACAGCTATTTTTGGTACAGATTTATTTGGAGGAAGTTTAGATCCTCTTACACGAATAGCCATCCAAGGCAGTGGACATACTTGTAGTTTTAAAATTTTTTCATCAGACAATAAACCTTCTTATTCGGTAAATGGTTTATATGTAGATTACACGCCTTCTGGTAGGAGATAAAAATGGCTGGAACAAGCTACACAAGACAAAGCACATTTATAGATGGCGATACGATAACTGCTGCGTTATTTAATGATGAATATAATCAACTTGTAAACGCTTTTAGTTATGCCAGCTCAGGCACAACAGGACACCAACATGATGGAACTGCGGGAGAAGGCGGTAATATTCATACGATTGGCGACCAAGACTTTCTTAACAAAATAGTTGTTGATAGCACTAACAATCGTTGGGGAGTTTATGTAGAAGTAAGCGGAGCTGCTGTAGAACAGATACGAATCCAAGATGGAGCAATTGTTCCTGTTACAGATAATGATATAGATCTTGGTACTAGCTTATTAGAATTTAAAGATCTATACCTTGATGGTACAGCTAACATTGATAGCTTAATAGCTGACACGGTAGATATAAATGCTGGAACTATTGATGGGACTACAATTGGTGCTACTAGTGCTAGTACCGGAGCGTTTACAACTCTTGCCGCTTCTGGTGCTACTACACTTAGCGGTACTTTATCTGTTGAAGGAAATACCACACTTGGAAACGCAGCAACAGATACAGTCACATTTACCGCTGACGTTTCATCAAATATTTTACCCAGTGCTGACAGTACTTACGATCTTGGGGACGGCTCTACTTATTGGGCAAATGCCTATATAGACGCAGTTACTACAACTGGTAATGTAGCTATAGGCGGAAATCTTACTGTAACTGGAAACGCTACTATTGCAGGTAATCTTACGTTTGGTGATGCTGCAACTGATACTGTAGCTTTTAGTGCTGATGTAGCTTCTAATCTTTTACCAAGTGCTGATGGTACTTATAGCTTAGGTGCTGTAGGTTCTGAGTGGCAAGATCTATATATAGATGGCACAGCAAATATTGATAGTCTTGTAGCAGATACTGCTGATATTAATGGCGGTACAATTGATAGTACTGCTATTGGTTCTACTACTGCATCTACAGGTAACTTCTCTACTCTGTCTATTGGCGGTACTGCTATTACAGCTACAGCCGCAGAATTGAATGTCCTTGATGGTATTACGAGCACTGTTGCTGAACTTAATATCCTTGATGGAGTTACATCAACTGCTTCTGAACTTAACCTTGTAGACGGCTCAAGCGCAGGGACAATTGTAAACAGTAAGGCTGTTGTATATGGCGCAACAGGAGAGGTCAACGCTACTACACTTCAGGTAGGAGGAGTAGCAATCACGTCAACGCCAGCAGAACTAAATGTTCTTGACGGCATTACTGCTACAGTAACTGAGCTGAACTACACAGACGGCGTTACGTCTAACATCCAGACTCAGCTAGACACCAAAGCTCCACTAGCCTCCCCAACCTTCACAGGCACAGTCACTGCTGATGGTTTGTCTCTTGGTGATAATGAGAAGGCTACGTTTGGTGCGGGTAATGACCTTGAGATTTACCATGATGGTAGTCAAAGCATTATTGCTGATGTAGGTACGGGGCCATTAGTAATTAAAGGAGGAAATAACGGAACTATTTCGCTA